ATGCTGGAGTTTTTGGAAAAGGAACAGATCGATCAGGGCATCATCGACGGTATCCGGGAATACCGGGAGAAGTATCCGGCTGCGCCGGACATGGCGGGACGGGTGCCGAGGCCCCGCTATCACTACTACGGAAAAGAAGTGTGGGAGGCGGCGGCAGCGGCCCTGCTGTGCGGGGAAAACCTGCTGCTGGCAGGCAGCAAGGCCACCGGCAAGAACGTGCTGGCGGAGAACCTGGCCATGGCCTTCGGCCGTCCGGCCTGGGACGTGTCGTTCCATGTGAACATGGACGCCGCCAGCCTCATCGGCATGGATACCTTTGTGGGCGGGGAGGTTACGTTCCGGCCCGGCCCGGTGTATCTGTGCGCCAAAAACGGCGGGGTCGGCATTCTGGATGAGATCAATATGGCGAAAAACGAGGCCCTGGCCGTGCTGCATGCTACGCTGGACTTTCGCCGGGCCATTGATGTGCCCGGGTATGACCGGGTGGAGGTGGACGAGGCGGCACGGTTTATCGGCACCATGAACTACGGCTATGCCGGGACCCGGGAGCTCAACGAGGCCCTGACCAGCCGGTTTGTGGTGATCCAGATGCTTACCATCGGCCAGGAGGGCCTGGAGCGTCTGCTGGTGGATGAATTCCCCACCCTGGAGAAAAAGTATCGGCAGCAGTTTGCTCAGCTGTTTCTGGACTTGCAGAAAAAGTGCGAAAGCGCGGAAATATCCTCCAAGGCGCTGGACCTGCGGGGCCTGCTGGATGCGCTGCGGCTGATCCGCCGGGGCGTTCGGGCGGGGATGGCTCTGGACATGGGCATTACCAACAAGGCGTTTGACAGCTATGAGCAGGACCTGATCCGGGACGTCATCGCCGGACGTATTCCGGCGAAGCTGGACCGGTCCAGGCTCTTTACGGACTGAGCGTTATGGGCGTGCAGACTTACAGCGCCCAGCAGCGGCGGGCGGTGAATCTGATCTGGGCCGCGGCGGGGGTGTATGGCTTTGAACCGAAATTTCTGGCCATGAAAACCGACGGAACACCGGATTTTTACATGAATTTTGTCATCGGCCTGGTACACAAGTGGTTCGGCGAGGAAATGCCCCGGCGGCTGTTTGACTCGTGGCTGGGGGATGTGCGGCAGGCGGTGATGGACGATCTGGCGTGGCTGGCCCTGGAAAATGCGGCGTATGAAAAGGAGCTGCCCCAGCGGCCCGCACTGGAGGAGCTGCGGCAGGCCCATGCCCGGGAGTTCTTCGCCATGGAATACCAGACCTCCCGGCAGGAGTGGATGGCGCGGAATCAGCTGGTATACTCCATGCAGGCGGCCCGGTGGAAAAGCGTGCTGGGGAAACCCACACGGCTGGTGACGCCCTGGGACAAGGGCCTGTACCGGGCACTGTGCTGCGGGGACGTCAGCCCAGAGCAGCTGGAGCAGGACATTCGGTCGTGCTTCCGGAAGTATCTGGGCTTTGACGGAAGGGTGCGGACCAAGGTGGAGCTGCGGCTGCACTTCGACAACCGGCGGTGGATCGCATTTATGACCAAGGTAGCGCCAACAGAGCTGGTGCGCACCGACGATCTGGCTATCGGCCGGGCGGCCCATGCCGGACAGGCGGGGTTTGTCCGGGCGGCGGACGCGCTGCGGTCCATGCTGCGCTCCAACGAGCGGGCGGAGGCGGACCGGGCGTATATCCAGCGGTGCTTCGGGCGGAGCATGTATTCCCCAAAGCAGCTGAGCGCCATCGAGCAGCAGCGGTGCACCGGGAACCACCTGGGGTGCCGGCTGTGGTTTACCCGGGGGGACCCAGCGGCGGATGTGCCGCCCAGCAGCGACAGCCAGCAGCTGTATGAGCAGGCGGCGGAGCAGTCCCGGCTGAACCGGGCGGCCTACGCCAAGAACAGCGAGCTGTATGAAAGCGCCTTGCTGCGGCTGACGGAGCAGATCCGCAACTGCATGCTGGTGCATCAGCAGCCGGAGGCCGTGACGGCCCGGCAGGGATGGCTCAATGGCTCCCGGGTATGGCGGGAGCCGGTGCTGGGGGACGACCGGGTGTTTCTGCGGCAGGACCAGGAACCTCGGCCCGGATTCAGCGTGGATCTGCTGCTGGATGGTTCGGCGTCCCGGCTGCACTGTCAGGAAACCATTGCGGCCCAGGGGTATATCCTGGCAAAGAGCCTGCTGAACTGCGGCATCCCCGTGCGGGTCACCAGCTTTTGCAGTCTGCGGGGCTATACGGTGCTGCGGGTGCTGAAGGAGTACGGCGACAAGCATGGGGAGCGGCGGATATTCGACTATTTCGCGGCGGGCTGGAACCGGGATGGGCTGGCCCTGCGGGGAATGGAGGAGCTGATGCAGTTGGCTCCGGCAGAGAAGCATCTGCTGCTGATCCTCACTGACGCCAACCCCGACGACAGCCATCGGATCCCGCCCAATGGGAAAAATCCCATCAGCCGGGAATATGACGGCAAGGCCGGCGTGGAAGATACCGCTGATGAGGTGCGGGCTCTGCGACGGAAGGGGATACGGGTGGCCGCCATCTTCATGGGAGAGCAGGACAGCGTCCCGGCGGCGGATCAGATCTATGGCAAGGACCTGGCCCGCATCCGGCGAATGGACCAGCTGGCCCAGGCTGCCGGGCGGCTCATTCAGGACCAGATCCGGGAGTTGGCCAACTAAATAAAATTTCTCAAAAATACGCTCTGTTGCTGTGTATACGGCAACAGAGCGTATATCTTTTTGGGAAAGTCCAAGGGTATATAGAACGACAGCAAAGGAGGACGGTCAATGGAACAGAACCTGGAGCCTCAGCGGCCGAGGATCGGCACGGAGGAGGTGCGCCGTGCGGCAGATATCCTGCGCCGCTATCATGCCGGAAAGCGGCAGCTGGAGCAGCGGATCATCGACAACGAGCAATTCTGGAAGCTGCGGCACTGGCAGCAGATGGAAAAGACCGGACAGGGCGGCAATCCCGCAGATCCACAGCCCACCAGCGGGTGGCTGGTGAACTGCATTCTTTCCAAGCACGCGGACGCCATGGACTGCTATCCGGAGCCCACGGTGCTGCCTCGGGAGCCGGGAGACCGGGAGGAGGCTGGAAAGCTGACACGCATTTTGCCGGTGATCCTGAAGAAAAACGGATTCAAGCGGACGTATTCCAGCGCGTGGTGGTACAAGCTGAAATCCGGGTGCGCCGTGTACGGCGTGTTTTGGGACGCCGGAAAGCTCAATGGGCTGGGGGACATCTCCATCCGACGGATGGATCTGCTGAACCTGTTCTGGGAGCCGGGGGTGACGGATATTCAGGATTCGCCCCACTTTTTTTCCACGGAGCTGCAGGACCGGGAGGCGCTGGAGGAGCGGTATCCCCAGGCAAAGGGCAAGGCGGACCGGGGCGGATGGACCCTGAGCCGGTATCTGTATGACGACGCGGTGGATACCTCCGGGAAGGTGCTGGTGGTGGACTGGTACTATCACACCCGGGAGAATGGACGGCGGGTGCTGCAATACTGCAAATTCGTGGGGGATACGGTGCTGTATGCCACGGAAAACGACCCGGATATGCGGAACAGAGGGTGGTACGACCACGGAAGGTATCCCTTTGTATTTGACGTGCTGTTTCCGGAGGAGGGGACGCCGGCGGGGTACGGGTATGTGGACCTGTGCAAGTCGCCCCAGAAGCAGATCGATCTGATGAATCAGGCGATTCTCAAGAATACGCTGGCCTCGGCCACGCCGCGGTTCTTTGTCCGCAGCGATGGGGCGGTGAACGAGAACGAGTATGCTGACTGGACAAGGCCCTTTGTCCACACCAATGGAAATCTGGGCAGCGATTCCATCGCACCCATTCAGACGGCGGGGCTGGACAGCGTGTATGTGGCCATTTTGCAGAGCAAGATCGCGGAGATGAAGGAGACGGCGGGCAACCGGGATGTGGCCAACGGCGGCACCGCTGGCGGCGTTACCGCCGCCACGGCCATCGCGGCTTTGCAGGAGGCCGGAGGAAAGCTGTCCCGGAACATGATTGACGACGGGTATGAGGCGTTCTCCGACGTGGTGACGCTGTGCATCGAGCTGATCCGTCAGTTTTACAGTTTGCCCAGGCAATTCCGGCTGCTGGGGGTCATGGGACAGGAGGAGTTCGTCAGCTACGACAGCCGGGGGCTTCAGCCCCAGGCGGTGGACGACGGCGTGGTCAGCGGATACCGGGTGCCGGAATTTGACCTGGAGGTGTCGGCCCAGGATGAGAATCCTTACAAGACCATGGAGTATAACCAACTGGCCCTGCAGCTGTTTCAGATGGGCTTTTTCCGGGCGGATATGGCGGATCAGGCCCTGCGGTGCCTGGAGCTGATGGACTTTAAGAACAAGGACCGGCTGATGAGCAGCATTCTGCGGGGGCAGACCGCCGATCCGGCGCGGCAGGCCCAGTCCGTCCCCGCAGGGGTGGCGGAGATGCAGAAGCTCAGCGCCATGGATCGTATGCGCCAGCAGACCCAGGAGGCGGTGAGGCCCCGATGATCTGCGCAGTGTTCGGGGAGAATCGGGTGACCCTGCGGGGGCACGCGGGATATGCGCCCCCAGGAGAGGACATCGTGTGCGCCGCCGCGTCGGCACTGGTATTTGCCCTGATCGGGGCGCTGGAGGAAAAGGGCCTGCTGCGGGAGCTGGTGGTCAGACCGGGCTTTGTGACGGTGGCGGCGGAGGGAGACTGTCAGGCGGAATGGCAGCTTATCCGATGCGGACTGGGACAGCTGGCGGGGAAATATCCGGCATGCGTTCGCCTGGAGGCGTGAGCATAGGGGTCGTGGCCTACCACGGAAAGGAGCAGATATGCGGAAAACGGATTGGCTGCAGCTGTTTGCGCAGCCGGAGGAACCGGCTCAGGCCGGGGAAAACGCGGGCGATACGGCTCCCGACGCCGGGGAGCGGCAGGAGGACTTTGAGGACCTGATCCGGGGACGGTACAAGGCGGATTTTGAGGCCCGGGTACGGAAGATCCTGGACGGGCGGCTGCGGGGCCTGCGGCAGGAGGTGGCCCAGCTGCGGCAATGGGAGCGAGAGCGGGACCTGCGGCGTCAGGCGGCCATGGGACGGCTGTCCCGCCAGGAGCCGGAGATCCAGAGGGTGTATCCGGAATTCCGGTGGCAGCGGGAGATGGACGACCCCGGCTTTGCACGGCTCATTGACGCGGGAGTGGAGCCCCGGGAGGCCTATGAGATGGTACATCGCCGGGAGCTGACGGCCAAGGCTATGCATTTTGCCGCCCAGATGGCCGCACGGCAGGCGGCCCGGGTAGTGGCCAGCGGCGGGCAGCGCGTCCGGGAAAATACCGGACGCAGCGCCAGCGTCAGCCGCCCGGACCCGGGGAAGCTCACCAGCCAGGAGCTGGCGGACATCCGCAGGCGAGTCATGGACGGGGAGAAGATCAGCTTTTGAGTCCTTCCAGAAAATGGAAGTATTTGGATGAAGAAAGGGGAATGCTTATGATGAACAAACTGTATGACCTGCAGCTGTTTGCAGGCGAGGCCAATACCCAGACCACCGGTCACGGCGGCCTCAGCGCGGAGATGAAAACCTATTATGGCATGGAGCTGCTGGAAAACGCCAAGCCCCAGCTGGTACACAACCAGTTCGCCGCCACCAAGCCTCTGCCTGCCGGCGGCGGCAAAACCGTGGAGTGGCGCAAGTTCGGCTCCTTTGACAAGGCACTGACGCCGCTGACCGAGGGCGTGACTCCCGATGGCAGCGGCATCTCCGTCAGCTACATCACCAAGGAGCTGGCCCAGTACGGTGACTACACCACCGTGTCCGATATGCTGGACCTGACCGCCATTGACGACGTGGTGCTGGAGATCACAGACCGCCACGGCAGTAACATGGGCCTGACCCTGGACACCGTGACCCGCAATGAGATCCAGCAGGGCAGCCAGGTGATCTACGCCCCGGTGCAGGGGGAGGGCGGCAGCCAGACCGATGTGCTGCACCGCTATGACCTGACGGACAAGTGCAAGCTCACCAGCGAGCTGGTGGCCAAGGCTGCTACCCAGCTGAAGAAGATGAACGCGCCTACCTTCGAAGGGAAGTATGTGTGTATCATTCATCCCAGTGTGGCCTTTGATCTGCGCCAGGACCCCGCCTGGGTGGCCGCCCATCAGTACGCCGCCGCCACGGAGCTGTTTTCCGGCGAGATCGGTGAGCTCCACGGCGTGCGCTTTGTGGAGACCACGGAGGCCAAGATCTTCCGGGGCCAGGACCTGGCCCGGAACAGCCGCACCCTGACCGTCAACGGTAAGGTGGATAACGCCTCGGCTGTGACCTTCGATGGCGGCACTGTGGCCGCCAATGCCCTGAAGGGCCGGTATGTGCTGCTGGGCGGCAAGCGGTGCAAGGTGCTGAGCAATACCGCCAGCCAGATGACGCTGGACACCGGCGTAACGGCTGCCGATGACACCGTGATCTATCCCGGCGAAGGCGGCAGTCAGGGCTGCGCCGTATACGGCTGCCTGTTCCTGGGCAAGGGTGCATACGGCGTGGTGGACCTCAGCGAGGGCACCGAGGTTATCGTGAAGCCCCGCGGCTCCTCCGGCACCGCTGACCCCCTGGACCAGCGATCCAGCGTGGGCTGGAAGGGCATTCATGCCGCCGCGATCCTGTACGATGAATACATGGTGCGGGTGGAGTGCGGCTCCTCCTATTCCGGCGAGGACAAGGCCAACTGACAGAAATGGGGGCGGGCCTTTGCCCGCCCCCTGGAGAGGAAAGGAGCGATTCTGTGAAAAAGACCGTTTTGCTGCATCGGGGCAGAAAGAACGAGGAAAACTTCCAGATCGTGTCCGTCAACGGACGCAGCTGGAAAATCATGAAGGGCGTGGAGGTACAGGTGCCCGACTTTGTGGCGGAGGTGCTGGAAAACGCACAGATGATGGCCGACGACGCCCGGCGCTATGTAGACCGCATGGCCAACTGAGAGAGGAGGCACGGTAATGGGGCAGATGACAGCGGGGCAGGTGCTGGCCCAGGTGGATGACCTGCTGCCCAACAGCTATCCGGGAGAGCAGAAGCGCCGGTGGCTGCGGCAAGCGGAGGGTTTCGTGCTGGAGGAGGTAGTCCGGGTTCATGAGGGCGGCCAGGGTGCAGTGCTGCCCGGGGAGCTGACAGACGCGGCGGAGCTGCTGGCGCCGGCGCCCTACGACGGGCTGTACCGCCACTATGTGGAGGCCCAGATCCACTATGCCAACGGGGAGCTGGAGCGGTATAACAACGCCATGGCTCTGTGGAACAACGGGCTGATGACCCTGCGGGACTATTGGTGCAGGGAGCATCTGCCCCGGCGGCAGGTCCAGGCCCTGCGCCTGTGCTGAAGGAGGGAGGAGCATGTATTTTCCGCAGCTGAGCGCCCCACGGCAGAGCCGGGTGACGGTGAGCCGGTTTTTGGGACTGGACCGACGGCCCCGGGGGCAGGAGGGCAGCTTCCGGGAGATGGAGAATCTGTGCGCCGACGGGTATCCCACCCTGACGGTGCGCCGCCCCCGGGGGATAGCGGGAAGCGTTACCGCTCCCGGGGGCCTGACCGCCAAGGACGGGCTTATCTGGGTGGACGGGCACACCCTGTATGTAAACGGCAGCGCGGCGGGGCTGGTGCTGTCGGAGGGAAAGAAGCAGCTGGTCAGCATGGGTGCGTGGCTGCTGATCTGGCCGGATAAGGCATACATCAATACCAAGGACCTGACGGATTTCGGCAGTCTGGAAAATAAGCGTGTCACAGAGGGGGAGGTATCCTTCGCCCTGTGCCGGCCCGACGGCACGGTATACAGCGGGTATCTGGCGGCGGACGAGGCCCCGGAGGAGCCGGAGGTCGGCAGCCTGTGGCTGGATACCGGCGGCGATGAGACTGCCCTGCGGCAGTACGGCGAGGACGGCTGGACGGCGGTGGACGATGTGTGCGTGCGCATGAATGCGGCGGGCATCGGCATTGGCTTTACCGCCGGAGACGGCATCGCCGTCAGCGGGTGCCGGGAGACGGCTCTCAACGGCAGCTTTCCGCTGCGGTCTGTGGAGGACGATTATGTGGTGGTGACGGCTCTGCCCCGGAGTCTGTCGTCCCAGTCGGACCCGGTGACGGTGGAACGGTCCGTGCCGGATATGGATTATGTAGTGGAGAGCGGCAACCGGCTGTGGGGGTGCAAATACGGTATCGTAAACGGGCAGGCGGTGAATGCCATCTATGCCAGCAAGCTGGGGGACTTCAAAAACTGGAACTGCTATGCGGGGCTGTCTACCGACAGCTATGCCGCGTCCCGCGGCTCCGACGGGGCCTTCACCGGAGCGGCGGATTATCTGGGGAATCCGTTGTTTTTCAAGGAAAACTGCGTGGAACGGGTATATCCCAGCGCCAGCGGCGCCCATCAGATCGTGACGGTGCAGTGCGCCGGGGTGAAGTCCGGCAGCAGCGGCAGTCTGCGGGTGGTGGACGGAAAGCTGTATTACCACAGCCAGGGCGGCGTGTGCGTGTTTGACGGCAGCATGCCGGTGCACGTATCTCAGGCGCTGGGAGAGATGCGGTATCACAACGCCGTGGCGGGGGCTCTGGACGGGTCCTATTATCTCTCAGCTGCCGATGAAAACGGCGCGTGGCACCTGCTGGTGCTGGACACCCGGCAGGGTCTTTGGTATCGGGAGGACGGCGTGGAGGCTGTGGGCTTTGCGCCCTGGGGCGGCGACCTGTACTGCCTGACGGCGGCGGGGCAGCTGCTGGCTATGAAGGGCTCCGGCGAGAACCGGGAGGGGCCGGTGCAGTGGCTGGCGGAAACCGGGGAACTGGGATTGGATGCGCCGGAGAGCCGGTATCTGGTGCGGCTGAGCCTGCGGCTTTTGCCGGAGGCGGACAGCACTGTCTGGGCTTGGGTCAGCTATGACGAAGGCGGCAGCTGGCAGCCTGCCGGAAGTCTCTGCGGCGTGGGGCGGCTGCGGGCGTGCACCATGCATGTGCGGCCCAGGCGGTGCCGTCAGCTGCGGCTGCGGCTTACCGGCCAGGGGGGCTGCCGGATCTACAGCCTGTCGGCGGTGTATGAGAAGGGAAGTGACGGGCCGTGACGCTTTCTATGCCTCCAGCGCCCAACGGCAGTCCCCAGCAGATGGCCGTTGCCCAATATGCGTATCTGTTCCAGATGGCACAGCAGCTGAATCTTGCCCTGGGGCAGCTGGAATCCGGCGGCACCGGGGCGGCGTCCGGCGGCGGAACGTCGACTCATCAGGGGACGGCCCGGAAGGAGAGCACGGGCTATCAGGAGCTGAAATCCCTGATCGTCAAAACTGCCCGGCTGGTGAAGCGGCAGATGGAGCAGCTGTCTGCCCGGCTGGAGGGCGAATATGTGGCGGTGTCGGATTTCGGAACGTATGTGGAGCGGCTGAGCGCGTATTTGGAGGCAAATCCGGAGGCGCTGACCCAGTATTACAGCTTCTGCTCGGATCTGCAGGCCAACACCGACGCCGTCAGCGCCGCCTTTGGACAGTATAAGACGGAGACGGAGGGCTATATCCGCACCGGTATCGTGGGCTATAACGGCTCCATTCCCATTTACGGAGTGGCCGTTGGCCAGGGGCTGACAGTGACGGACGTGGACGGGGAAACGGTGGTGGACCAGAACAACTTCCGGGCCACCTTCACCGCCCAGCGTCTGTCCTTCTGGCAGGATGCCAACGAGGTGGCGTATGTGTCCAACAACCGGCTGTACATCACCAACATCACGGTACTGGAGGGTGTGACCCTGGGCCAGTGGCAGATCACCACCGCCTCGGGACTGGCCTTCCGGTGGATCGGAGGGTAAGATGGCGAGTATTTACGGGGCGGTGTCCGCCACCGGGTGGCAGCTGCGGCTGGACTATACCGTCAGCCAGGATGCAGCCAATAACCGGTCTGCACTGGCGCTGACGCTGTACATCTACGATGGGACCGGGGAGTCGTACAACCAGGCGGCCAACAGCTGCCGGTATGTTTTGCAGGGGAAAACCGTGTATCAGCCGTATCGGTATGAGAGCAAGGGATGGTATAAGCTGGGCAGCGGCTCGGTGACAGTGAATCACCGCTCCGACGGCAGCGGCAGCGCGGCCTTGTCCGCAGCGTGGTACAGCGGCTTTACCTCCCAATGGACACCGGCGTCGCTGTCGGTAGCCCAAACCGTGGCACTGCCGGTGATCCCGCGGGCATCCGGCCTCCAGGCCGGGGCCATGACCCTGGGGCAGACGGGAAGCATTACCGTGCAGCGGGCGGATGCGGGTTTTACTCACAAGATCAACTATCAGATAGGCAGCGCCCATGGCGCGGTGTGCGGGAAAACCGGGGAGACAAGGGTGACATGGACGCCGCCCCTGTCCTTGGCGGAGGAAATCACCGATGCGGTGGCCGGGGACTGTGTGTTGACGGCCACCACCTATTCCGGCAGCAGCGTGGTGGGGACCAGCTCCTGCCCGATAAAGCTGTATGTGCCGGAAGAGGTGAAGCCCACCGCCAGTCTGGCGACCCAGGTGATGAATGACAACGCCGTCATTGCCGGGTGGGGTGTGTGCGTCCGGGGATACAGCCGCCTGGCCTATCAGGTGACGGCGGCGGGAGCCCGGGGCAGCAGCATCCGTTCCTGCCGGGTGCAGTTTGCCGGGCAGACAGCAGAGGGCCTTACCGGCCAGACCGGCATGATCCAGCAGGCGGGGACGCTGATCCCGGAGGCACGGGTGACCGACTCCCGGGGACGGTGGGTGACGGCGCAAGGCGGCGCCGTGGAGGTGCTGCCATATGCCAACCCTACGCTGACAGCCAGGCTCTTGGGACGGTGCGGGGCAGACGGAACCCTGCGGGACGACGGCGACTGCGTGAAGGTGCTGTGTGCCGGCGCATGCTCACCGGTAGGCGGGCACAACACCGTGACGGTGCGATACCGGCTGCGGCCGGTAGGCGGCAGCTACAGCGGCTATACCGCTCTGGAAAACGGGCAGGAGCAGATCATTGAGGGCGTATTGAAAACCGCATCCTATGAGCTGGAGCTGTCGGCGGTGGATGCGCTGGGGTCCGTGCGGGCGGTGGAATACGCCATCCCCACGGCGGCGGTGGCGGTACATCTGGCCCAAGGCGGCACGGCCGTGGGCGTGGGCAAGTACGCCGAGCACGACAAGGCCGTTGATATCGCGCCGGACTGGGACGTATGGTTCCGGGGCAAGCGCCTGCTGGATGCCGTGTGGCCGGTAGGCAGCATATATCTGTCCGCATCGGAGATAAGTCCGGAGACGCTGTTCGGCGGCACCTGGGAACAGGTGAAGGACCGGTTTCTGCTGGCGGCGGGGGACGTCTATGAACCGGGGGAAACCGGAGGCGAGGCCCAACACACCCTGACCAAGGCGGAGATGCCCGCCCATACCCACGGATATGACTTCACGGGGCAGTCCGACGTCACCGGCGTGACGGCCATCCGGCTGTACGACGCGGACGGGCGCAGGAACGAGTATCAGGGCGCGTCCGCCTCGGCAGGCGGGGGGGCCGCCCACAACAATATGCCGCCGTACCTGGTCGTGTATGTCTGGCGCAGGACGGCGTGAGAAGAAAGGACGAACGATATGGCATCAAGCTATCCAACGATACGGTACGGTTCCTCCGGACAGGAGGTTCGCCGCTTGCAGCAGGCTCTGAATCGGGAGGGCTATTCCTTGGACGTGGACGGCGGATTCGGGAAAAAGACCCTGGTAGCCCTGATGGACTATCAGCGCCGGGTGGGCATGACCCCGGACGGCGTGGCGGGCAGCAAGACCTGGGCCAGCCTGGGCGTTCAATCGGCACAGGATCGTCTGGCAGACCTGGAGAAGGGGTATACGCCATCCCGGGAGACCCAGGACGCAAAGCGCAGCTGGGAGGAGCTGGCGGCCAACCGTCCCGAAGATTATGCCTCCCCCTATACGGAACGCATGGAGGAGCTGCTGCGGCAGATGGAGGGGCGCGGGCCCTTTGCTTATGACCCCAGCCGGGATGACACGTTCCAGCGCTACGCCCGGCTGTACCAGCGTCAGGGACAGACGGCCATGGAGGATGCCCTGGGGCAGGCGGCTGGCCTGACCGGCGGGGATGACTCCACATATGCCCAGCAGGCCGGCCAGCAGGAGTATGGCCGCTATATGCAGGAACTGGCGGCACTGGTGCCGCAATTGCAGCAGAACGCCTGGGACCGGTACGAGAGTCAGGAACAGGCACTGCTGGACCAGTACAAGCTGCTGCAG